ACTTAAAAAATCGGAGGATATAAATTGAAAAAAAATAATTCTGAATTGAACGAGATCCAAGAAATGAGAAAAAGAGGAGATCTTACGGAAGAGCAAAAGTTTATGCTTAGTCTTCCAATGGAAAAGCAGGCGGCGATATACGGAGCATGGAAAGCCATGGCTAATGTATTGGTTAATTTAGAAGATCATAACGATATATTTTTATCTAATCTTCAAGACCTTGATGTTGCAGCTAGAAACTTAGGGGAAGAGTTCGCTTGTAAAGACACAATAGGAGGTGTTAATGGAAGACGATAAAAAAGATAAGCAAAAAATTCATTCGACCATGGACTATGGTCAATTCAAATATATAAAAGGTAATCGTGAACTTGTTGAGGCTCATGTAAAAAAGTTATCGGATCAGATATCAAAGAAAGATTTTCAGATACCGATAATAGTTAATGAGAAGATGGAAGTATGCGAAGGTCAACACAGACTTGAAGCATATAAGTCCTTGGGTATGCCAATAACTTATATAATCAAGGAAGGCTTGGTAATCGAAGATATAAGAGAGATGAACTCTAGTTCAAGAGCATGGACTATGCAAGAGTTTCTCGATAGTCA